TAGCTCTCCAACCCAACGCATCATTTTGCGGCCTGTGATATTGACCGCCGTGAATCTATGTACCGGCCATTCACCGTTGGTAAAATACCCGGGCAGCAGGTGTACCCCGCAGGCATCACATACCATTTGGGCAAAGGTTTGCATACTATAGGGCCACCCGTCCAGACTTTCCAGCCAGGTAGTCAGATCTTTATCCAGCCAGCGCAGCCGATCATAGGCTGTGACCAAATAGCGGTTAGGGCTGGGATAAAAAGCATCTTCCACCGTAAACAGGCCCACCAATTCACGCGTGCCGTTGTCCTTTACTTTGTAAAAGTACAAGCCCGAGTCAACGGGAATATGCAGCTTGCCGCCGGGGGACAGCAATTCTGCCTCCAGCACAGTGGGACATACCGCGCCGGGATTCAGGATCTTTCCTTCATTCACCTTTTCGGTAATCTTCACCTGACAAATCACATCTGAGCCAATTTGCCTGCCATCGGCCAAAACGATCAGATTTCTTTCCATAGGATCTCCTCCTTAACAAGTGGTGATTCGGAAACGGTAATCCCGGAACTGACCGTCAGCGGCGCAATGCCACAAAATACTGTGCTTGCTCCGGTAGGCGGTGATCTCCTGTTTGACGCCGTTATGGGGAGATGCAAAGGCAAAGGTGAAGGTATCTTTACCGTCAAATAACCCTTCCATATAGGCATACTCCTCCCGGCTGAGCCGGGAATAGGAAAACTCCCAACTTGGGACATTGCGCCGCAAAACGTATCGGTGGTAATTGCCATTTTCATCCATACCTGAATCTGAGGACTCCATATCCTCTGCTGAAAACACAAGGTCTCCATCCGGCACCAGCATAGGTTTGCCATCAATGGTAAACAAATCCGTTGTTCGCATATAGCCCCTCCTTTGCATCAATATCCTTATAGAAGTCAACCGACAGCGTCACCGTGCACAGACCGCTGTTCAGTCGGGAAACCGCCTGGGCTTCGGCCTTCTTTATCTGCACTGCGCCGGTCTGCTCTGTCAGCCAGTTTTCAAAGTCCAGCAGCCACTGGGCGCTGTCCTGTCCGGGCTGCGTCCGATGATACAGGGTAAACAAGCACTGATACCGCACCTGCATATTTCCCAGCAGATCTGCATACCGGTCCACCTCTGTAAGTCCCGCAGGAAACAGGCCGGAATTCCCCGGCCCGTCCTGGGTAAAATCCACAGGCAATTCTCCGTCAAAGCCGGGAAACCCCAGCAGAAATTGCCGCAGCTTTTCCAAAATTTCCATTTACTGCTTCACTCCCCGGTAAATATCCAAATAGATGGATGCCTTCTCGTAAAGCTCCCGGCCGAGGGATTGTCTTTCGCCGGTCTTGCTGCCGGAAAAAGACAGTTCCCCGCGACTACGGCTCCACAAGGACTCCGCCATGGCGCATATGGCCATATTTTCTGCCGACCAACCGGAGGACACAACACGGTATTTGCCTTTGAAACACTCCAGCCACTGCCGGGCCTGGGCCGCCACACCGGAAAATGCCTTTTCCGGAATGGCGCTGCCCAGGTAATCATTCACATAGAACTCATAATCCACCACAGGCAGCGCCTCCCTTATCAGTTAGCGGCGATGGCGATGTCCTTGAGGACAGCGGCCTTCAGGGTATTCTTCAGCACAACACCTGCCACCAGCTCCACCTCGCCGGTCTTCACAGCGCCGGGGGCGTTCAGGTCGGGCAGATATGCCTGGATCACACCGTCACCCATGGGAGAAATGCCGTGGAAGCCGTCCAGACCCAGGGAAACTGCGTAAATAGCAGTCTTGCCAGCTTCGGTGGCTACCACATCTTCCACGGTCTCACCGTTGTAGAACTGACCCATATCCACCATGGGCACGCCGGCATAGGTCTCCACAGTGCGGCCGAAGTCGTCCTGGGTGCGCTCATAGTAACCGGCACGGCGGGCGATGGAGCGCAGCTTAACCAGCATAGAGCGGTTCATCAGCAGCATGGAGGGCGTGCCGTCCAGAATGCTGATGAAGCTGTCCATCTCATCCAGGAATGCGTTGTAGTTCTCGTCCAGCTCGTCAGAGGTCTTCAGGCTGACAGCACTGGTCAGCTCATTGGCCGTGCCGCTCAGCAGCTTCTTGAGGCCGTCAAAAGTGCCGCCCTCACTGGTGCCGTTGATAACCAGGTTGTGGAAATAATTGGCAGTTGCCTTGATTTTCTGCTCCGCCTGGAAGGCCATCTCATTGGCTGCACCGGCGGTGTTCTGGATCACCCGGTCCATCTGGAATGCGCCGCCCATAATGATCGCATTGGCGGTCTTCTTTTCCTTCTTGGCTTCGCCGGGAGTGTACTCACCGCCCACAGTACGCACTGCTGCGGTGGAGGGGGACTTCAGCTGAATGTAGCCGTAAGTCAGAGTGCTGCCGCCGGTGCCGGGAGAGATGACATTGTCAAACACCATCTGATCCAGCAACAGGCTGCTGCGGCGGAACATATCCACGATCTGCTGATCGACCTTATCCGCCATACCGATTTTTGCTTCTGCTAATGTAATTGCCATAATTTTTTACTTCCTTTCAAATTTTTCAAGTAATGCGCCTGCCAAGGTGGCAGGACCTTTGTTTTCCTGCGGTGCTGCCGCACCTGTGCCCCTTGCGTAAGGGGGCGGGGTCTCCGTTTGGAACAAGTAGCCGCATTCCTGTTTCAAGGTCTGCAGCGCCTCTTCCAAAGCGGTCTGCTGATTTTCGCTGGCTTTCAGGGCATCCACATCCAAAAGGGCGGTGATGGCCTTGGCATTGCGGCCCTTTGCCGCCAAAATTGCCTTTTCCAGATTGTGACCGAAGACCACGCTTTGAAGTTCCTCCCGGTGAGCAGTCAACGCCTGGTTATACTTCTCCTCCCAAGCGCCTGCCGCGCCGTCAAGCTCTGCAAAGCGGGCCTTTACGGCCTCAATATCCCGTCCGTTCTCCGCCATAATGGCATCGATGACCTCTTTGGGCAGAGGGCTTCCCTCCACCTGTAATCCCTGCAAAAATTCTCGTTTCATACGTTCTCCTTTCCTATGCTTTTATACGGGGTCGCATCCCGATCGTTTTGGCCTTTTTACGCCGGCCAGGGCATATAAAAAAGCAGCCTCCCGACTGCTTCCTTAACAGATTGAATTACTTCCTACCGCTGCACACCAAAACGCAAAACCTTAAACCGCACCTCCAGCAATGCGCCCGGAGGGGTACATAGGGGAGGGGCGGTTCGCAAGCGGGAGTTGCGGCTCAGCCCCTCCCCTATGTCGCATTCTTTGGGTACTTTCTTGGCGAAACAAGAAAGTACCATTAACTCGGCATCAGCTTTTCTCGGATTACCTTCTCGTCAGTATCGGTCATACCAAACCGCCAGGCAAGAGCCACTTCCGGCTTCAGGATGCCCCGGGAAACCATCTCCATATAATCCGCCCAGGTCTTCTCCTGGTCGTAAAGGACACCGTTGCCCCAGTCAAAGCGAACCTTGCCCAAATCCCGGCAAGGCAGCCCGTAAAGCTCAGCAAGCTGACCGCACAGGGCCATCACTTCCTCCACCGCGCTCTGCCAAATATGCTGAAAATCCAACACAGTCAGAGAATACTCCATGGCACTGGCGGTGATCTCCGTGGCGGTCCGGTCATCCATATTGGTGTCGGAAATCATACCCCGGCGCAGGCCTAAAAGGGTCTCCATATTCCGCAGATACTCCTGCTTCCGGGCAAGATAAGACTCCTCCCGCAGCTGGGGAGAAAACACCGTCAGCCCCACCCGTTCGGGATCGTCATCCAAGCCCACGAACAGATGATCCTGCAGACCCAGCTCTGCGTCCAGCAGATCCCGGGAAGCAAATACCCGGCTCTCGCCCCGCTCAAATTCTCCGTTCATCTGGGCTTCGTTGCGGTCAATGTTGCGGATCAGACCCTCAGCAGGGGCATATACCGCCACACCGTCGTTGGAGCCGTCCACACAATTGAGCATAGGCAGCTTCATCGTCACCAGACCCACAGAGCCCACAGGCTTCTCAAAGCGGTAGCTTTCCGCCAAATTGCTGTAAGCCGGGACATTCTTAAGAGGCACTTCCGCACCCAAATTCCGGCTGTCGCCACTGCGGTAAAGCTTGTTTTGAATGGTAAGATACCCTTCCGCATCCACGCTTCTGCGCTCCAACAGCGTGTAATAGGCATTGCCCCATACACTTTTTTCCACCAGACCCATATCCGTGGGTCTGCCTGCTCCGTCGGCGCTAAAGATCAGTGCTCTATTCCGGGGAACCAGGGTAAAGGTAAACCCCGTCCCATTCGGACAGGGCTTGATGTAACAGCTGCCGCCAACCAGCGCCAGCTGCATAGCGATCCGTTTCTTCTCGTCTAAGCTTTTCAGAACACGCTGCCCCAAGGGGGTATCTGCCTCTGCCCTGTACTCACCGAATACCGACTTTACCAGCTTGTTCACCACAGTATAGGGAATCCGCTGGCACGGGTCTGTATGCTCCGTGGCTGCGCTTTCATAGTACATCTGAAACCACCGCTCGATGGCCTTGCGCATGGCGCTGCTGGTTTTGTCCGCAGCGCCAAATGCCTGCTCATAATTGTAAATACTCATTTTTCACCTCCCCGGCTGCGCCCCACCGCCCGCAGGCCTGTCTTTAACCCCCGGGCATAGGCATCCAGCCGATCAACTTCTTGCTGAAGTGCCTGGTTTTCCTGCTTCAAAAGCCGATTTTCCCGCAGCACGGTCTCCTTGGCCCACATAGGCAGGAATTTATTCACCAGATAATTCTTCATTGCTTTTTCCTCCATTGTTTCTTCGTTTGCGCCCCAATACCGTGGCGCAGAAATAGCGGATATCGTCCATTGCGTGATCGTTTTCTTTCTGCACACGATCGATTTGTCCGTCTTCCTCCCAGCGGTACAGGGAAAATTCCCGGATGGCATCCTTGCAGCAAGGGGCAAATTGCAAGTACCCCTCCCGGAGCAGCGACCCCACCAACCGGATACCGGAGAGCACTTCGTTTCTCGCTTTGCGGACAGAGAACCGTCTGTGGGCGCGAATGGTGGCAATAAAGGACGCCGCGGAAGGGTCCACCACCACAAATTCCACCGGCAAGTTTCCGGCAAGGCGCTCCAATTCCCGGTAATATTCCTCGTCAGTGAGCATTTTTCCGCTGTCCCGGCCACTGTGGTAAAACTCCCGGATCCGCACCGCCCGGTCTGCAGTTACGCACCAAAGGCCCGCAGAAAAGGGATTTCTTGTGCCGTAGTCCACGGAAATGTAGTAGCGGCCATTTTGCGGGATATCCTTTGTGATATGCCGCTGGGGCTCAAACTCGTACACCAGCCCCTCCGCCATACACCACTGCCCCAGAATATACCGCCGATAGAACACCCCCGTGTACATTGCCTCGTACCGGGCGCGGATTGCCGGATCAAGTCCCGGATTATCCGCCATGGTAAAGTGCAGATGGAGCAGGTTTTTCTGCCGGGCTTTTTGAATCCATTCTTTATAGAGCCAGTGCTCCGGCCCTTCCGGGTTGCAGTTAAACCACAGCTTTGACCCCGCCACCGAGCACCGGGCGCAGGCCTGCTCCACAAAGGACCTGGGCATCAGCGCTACCTCATCCAACAGCACCCCCGCTAAGGTAATGCCCTGGATCACCTTATAAGCGCTTTCGTCCTGACCGCCAAAGAGATAATAGGTATTGCTTCTTCCCGTTCGATCGGTAACCACCAGCTTATTTTCGCTGCGGTTTTCCCGAATCTGCACCACATCCCCCAGCCACGCCGGGAGATTGCCAATGATGTTTCGCCGCAACGCGCCGATGGTCCTGCCGCACAGGCCAAAACAGCACCCATCAAAGCAGGTCATACTCCACAGGAAAAACCCCGTCACCATACTTAAGGTCTTTCCCGAACGGATAGCCCCGTCGCAGATGATACCCTCCTGCTCTCTGAGCTTCGGTCGATTCCACCAGGTCATTGCCAACAGCTGCCGCTTACTGAAGCTCTGATACATCACGGGTATCCACCTCCTGTCCGGTTGCTTGCAGGATCGCCTCCAGCAGATTGTTTTCTTTTTCTTCCCGGGTATCCGTCCCTTCGAACAGACCTAAGTACTTCCCCAGCAGTTCCAACGCTTTCATTTTGTCGTAAAACTTCACCTTGATGCCGGTGGTGGATTTTTCCACAGATGCAACCGCCGCCCGCTGCCGGGGCTTCAGATCCTCCCGCAAACGGATCTGTCCGTCCTCCACCACCAAAAGATCCGGTGCTCTTGCAAAGGCAATGGCCGCCAGCTCGTTTATGATTTTCTCCGGTGATATCTTTGCCAT